AATGGCAAGGATGACACCTAGCCTTAAGGTTTACGGGCCGGGGACTCCCCAGCGAATGGCCGAAATAGAATCTCGGAGATCAAATCTTGCGGCGATGACTCCAGATCAAAGGGTCGATCTAGCATTAAAAAACAAGCAAGCAGCTATAGATCAAGCAGCTATAAACGCCAACCGATACCCTGGATTTGGATATGTAGGAAGTTCTTACGATAGAACTTTTTCACCAAATTACATAAAACCGAGTGGTGTCTTTAAGGATTTTCTTGAACGAAAAGGCGTTTCTGAAGAAGAATATTACTCAGAACCTCTTCTTGTGGAAGAGTTTAGAGCGTTCAATAAATACGGCAGCGGAAGAAAAAAAGGAAAGGTATAATGTTATGAAAGTTATTCCCAAATTTATTCTGGATGAACAGAGGAAAGATTTTGAACTAAAGGAAGCACTAAAACCTAAAACGCCAGAAATGGCTCTTAGGTTTTCAAAAGACCCTTCTTTACTTTCTAAACTTAATTTTACACGACCTCAAATGCTTCAGTATGGATTAGATTTAAAATCACAACGCGAAGATGAGGAAGAAATGGAGAAGGAGTTAAGCGGCGGAAAAGTCAATTCTGGTTTAGGTGGTGCTGGAACTGTTCAAGGTTCGTTCAATAAAATTATGAATACAGGAAAAACTAAAGGTTACGGAGGAATGCTTGGTGATCTTGAGCAAGCATCAATGCGATTAGGTGATGCTGCAAGCAAAAGAAGAATTAAAGAGGAAAAGGAGATGCTTGGACTAAAGGCAAAGTGGGGTGGATCAAATTTAACATTTTAAAATGAATTTTACATTAGGAGAAGCGCGGAGTCAGTTATACACCGCAATTGTTCCATCGCTTGATAATCAAGCGAACATAGATCGCTTTAATTTCTATCTCAATCTCGCGCAAGAAAGGTTGATTAATAGCGGTAAATGGAATGGCACAATACTTCCAGTTAGATTTCATTCTCCTAGTGGAATGATTACACTTCCTAGAAGATTCCTTTCAGCATTAGCTGCAAAGTGGGTGAAAGATGATGCATCTGGCCCAATTAAAATTCGCAACGGATGGTTTTCATATCTTACTCCAATATCTGATTTATGGACAGCCTCATATTGGCCTAGATACGGATATAACGAAACATTTTTTGATGATCTAGGGGATGGGTATGCAACATTCGCTAATCCCACCTTTTCTTCATTCACAATTAAAGTTGAAATTGAAAATTCAATTGATGCTTCAAATGAAGTTGTAATAAAGGGGAAAGATCAAAATAATAAAGATGTAACAGTTATAGTTACACTAGCAAACCCAATAGCGTCCATTTCACAAGTTTTTTCCAGAATAGATTTTTTTCAAAAACCAATTACAAATGGAGCAATAAATCTTTATGCTGTTAGCGGACAATCTGAGGAACAGATAGGTTCATACGAGGCAACTGAAACAACCGCTAGTTATCATCGGTATGCCGTCCCAAACGATCCATCAATTGATTACTTGGATGTTCTTTGTAAGGTTAGATTTGTTCCGTGTGTTAATGATACCGATGGAGTTATTGTGTCAAATCTTGGAGCGTTAAAAAATATGTTAATGTCATTGAAGTGGGAAGACGAAGGTGATATTGAGAGATCAGAAATGTATTTTATGAAAGCATTACAACTATTAAACGGAGAAAATCGTGAAACACGCGGCGGTTCTCAATGGAAACTAAATATTGATAGAACAGCGATGCAATTTGAAAACCTCTGGCCGGGAAGATAATTATGGCTACTTTTACACAAACGCCGGGAAGATTAGATATAAGAGGAACTGTTAATTCAGCTCTTTCATGTAGACTTAATTTTAATGCGGATATTTCTGCTGCTACATTTAATTCCTTTATTGTTATACAAGAATATCCATCTATTATAGAGATACCTATTAATATTCTTGTAATTGATAATCAAACAATTTCATTATCACTAACAGCTCAGGACACACAAAATATTGGAGCAATTTCAAATAAAAAGTGGTATTTAATGTGGTCGTATTCAAGCGTTACGCAGACAATCATTTCAGGCAGAATAGAATTGTCAGTAATTCCATTAAGTGAAAATTCCCCTAACATTGTAAATCCAGTAATTGAAAGTTTTGATATAAATATTAATGTCCCATTTGTCCAAGCGACTGGGGCAACGGGAGCGACTGGGCCACAAGGGAATCCCGGTGGAGCCACGGGGGCTACCGGAGCTACTGGAATTGGCGCGACTGGGGCTACAGGAATAGGGGAAACGGGGGCCACTGGAACCGCTGGAGCTACAGGAGCTACAGGAGCTATAGGAGCGACTGGTGCTACTGGTGAACAAGGCGCTACCGGATTAGGAGCTACAGGAGCTATAGGAGCGACTGGAGAGATGGGGGCAACAGGGTTTTCGGGGTTGCAGGGAGCTACTGGTGCTACTGGAGGGCGTGGGGCCACTGGCTCTACTGGATTTACAGGATTAACAGGGTCTACTGGAGCTACCGGAGCAACTGGTGCTGGAGCCACTGGTGCAACTGGAGTGCAAGGTGCAACTGGCGAGCAAGGCCCACCGGGGCCAGCATCAACAATTGGCGCGACAGGAGCCACTGGTGACGCAGGAGCCACAGGTTCGCATGGTTCTACGGGGGCTACAGGAATCGCAGGCTTAAATGGATACACTAATTCATTTTACTTGTATGCAGCAGATACATCAAAGACATCAGGGTTCCCAACTGCTGGAACATTGTATTGGAATAACGCAACGCAAATCAGCGCAACGCAGGTATCCGTATCGCATACAACCGCAAACTCTGAAGACATTGATCTATTCTTGGCATTACTAGCGACTTCAAATCAATTCGTAATTCAAGAGAAGTCGAATTCTAATAGTTTCCAGAAGTGGACGATTTCGTCTACTCCAATAAACATCCCTAATAACTACATTGAACTTCCTGTTACATTGGTTAGCAGTGGGGGAAATGGAAGTTCTAACTTTGCAAATGCAAGCGATCTTCTATTTATATTAACTCAGCAAGGAATACAGGGAGCAACGGGAGTAACGGGTGTTACTGGAGCTACAGGTATCCAAGGCGCTACTGGTTTGACGGGAGCAACCGGATTTGGCGCAACTGGTGCAACCGGAGTTGGAGCGACTGGTTCAACTGGCGCAACTGGCGCATCTGGACTACAGGGTTCCACTGGTTTGACGGGGGCAACAGGAGTTGGAGCCACGGGCGCTACTGGAGTAATCCCTTCTTCGGTAGCAACATTAACAATTACAGGTGAAGCTGGATTTGGAATACCAATAGAAACAAAAGCAACTCCAACAATTAGTTCCAATGCTTTGACATTGGATTTACAATCTGCGACATTATTTTATGTTTTAGTGAATTCTCAAGCGACAGTTACTTTCCTAAATCCACCAGCTTCTCCTAAAGTGTTTTCATTTATATTGCAATTTATTTACAACGGAACATCATATGCAGTAAATTGGCCAACATCAATAAAATGGGATCAAGGCGTTGCCCCAACCCTGACAAATGCAAGTGGGAAAATTGATACATTCACATTCTTAACACATGATGGTGGAGTGAATTGGTTCGGTTTTAAAAGTGGCAAAAATTTATAATATGAAAAAATATTGTCTTATATATAATGGGGAAATTTTAAGGATTGGAGAACTTCCTAAGGATTGGAATAATGTTTCCAATTTCAATCTTATTAATGATTCACATGAGCTAAAGGAACATGGTTGGTATCCAATTGAGGTAATATCTGATAATAAAGAAATAATCGAATCAATTGAATATATTATAGGAGATTATTCCGTTAAAGAGATTATTCACACTAGAGATAAAACAGATGATGAGAAGAAAAAGGAAATTGAAGAAGAAATTAAAGAAAAATGGGATCAAATAAGAAATAAGAGAAATAATCTTTTATCTGAGTCTGATATTTATGTTGTGTCCGATAGGTGGGATAAGATGGATTCTAATTCAAAGATAAATATTTCAAATTACAGACAACTTCTTCGTGAAATTCCTCAATCATATTTAAAACCATCTGATGTAATTTGGCCCATCAAGCCATGAGCTTCACATCAAATAAAATATTATTAAGTAGCAATAATGGAGATGGGCTTACATGGTATCCATTCACCCTCCCAATTGCAATTGGATCAGTTCCGTCATCAACACATGGCGCTGGAAGATTTGTAGTTGCTTCTAGTTTGCCTAGTTCTGCACATAATATATGTCATTCAGATAATGGAATTAATTGGGTGGGAAATTTGATTAGCGGTGCAATTGCTTCTGTTTTATATGGTGAAGGATTATTTATTGCTACAACATTAACATCATCAAACAATATTCGTAGATCATTAAATGCAATAGATTGGACTACAGTTGGTGTTCCGAATACACAAGTTTATAGTAATACATTGTATGGTGGTGGTAGATTTTTATTGTTAGGGACTGGTGGCGGAGGTGTATATTCTGATGATGGATTTTTTTGGACTAACTTGGCTGGAATTCCGATAGTTTCGGATATACGGGCGACTGTATATAATCAAAATAGATTTATAGTATTTAATTACAATACAGCAATTTCAGCATATTCTAGCGATGGAGTAAGTTGGACAAATAATGCGCTTCCAGTTATTGGTAATTGGATAAGTGCAGCATATGGGAATGGAATAACTTTAGCAATTGCAACCAATTCAGATATTGTTATATCATCAAATAATGGAATAAACTGGAATTTATCAAGACTTCCATTTGTTGCAAATTGGAGGGATATAGCATATGGAGATGGAATTTTTATTGCCATTGCATCTGGTTTAGACATTGCTGCATATTCAACTAATGGAATAACTTGGAATTTAATGAATCTTCCATATTCAAGACAATGGAATTCAATAGCATATAGTGATATTAGTAAAAGATTTGTAGCCGTTGCAGCAAGCACGGCTGATGCGGCGTATACTTTATAATAATATCACTTTAAAACAATAAAAGATTAAAGATATGGCTCTAACATACAAACCTACGGCTGGATCAATCAAGTCAACGATTGGAGGGATGCGAACCGTGTCTCAGGAAAAAGCTAAAATGCTCGCAAGCCTTGATCCTACAAAGCTGACTCCATTTGAAATAGAACAACTTGGAGGAAAGGAAAAGATTGAGCGTGAGAAAAAATTGGCGCAACAGTTAATCGAATCCGAAAAGGTTTCTCCTAATGCAAAACTTGCTATCAAGAATCAACCTGTAAAAGAAGCCGCCAAGCCTATAGCTAAACCAGCAGAGGAAAATAGTGAGCCTAAATTTTGGAGAATAATGCTTCAAGGCGGCGATCCATCTAAGGATATATTTGTAGATTCCAGAAAGAAAGCTGAAGAAGAACTTGAGAAAATTAAAAAAAGTGGCGGGAATGCTGCTATTGCAGGAATTAAATTTCCAGCTAAAACTGAAAAGGAAGAATCTACGCTTAAAGAGCAATATATTAAAAAAGCTGAGACTGGAGGTAGAATTGCTTCAGCTAGAAAGCCAGAAACAGAAGAAGAACGCCTTACTCGTAAGCTGACCGAAGCTGGAGCCACGCCAGAGCAACGCGCTAGATACATGAAAACATTATCCGAGTCTCGCCAGCGCGGTAGAGAGAGGGCCGGATATGCTGAAGAATATGCTGCGCTTGGCAGAGTTCCAACAGCGCAAGAAGAGCGCAA